TCTGATTTTGAGGTCTCTGACGACGGAACCACATGGACTGACGTATGGAACGAGAACACTGTAGTCGGTACAGAGTACGTTTCTGGTGATAATCCTTATATGGCAGGGGATGAGTTCTTTGATGACTTTAAAATCTTTACCCTAAATTCGGGAGCGTCCACAGGTTTCAGTGTAAAGGCAAGAATTAAGGCAGTATATGACGATAGTGGGGCAACCACAACATTCTCAGGTACCTCGTGGACTATTTCAGAGATCTTATCACCAGGAGTAGGGTATAGTGCTGGACAAACGTTTACCTTAGAGTATACTCACACTCACCCCGATAATAGTACCTCCGTACTAAACTTAAATTTAAAAGTAAAGACAGTACAAGCGTACCAAGCAACAGAAGGGCAAGAAGGATTCGATGTTTTACGTTCTGGTGATACTATTAATGGACATACAGTTAAGAGGGTATTTCACACTGATTTAGACAATTTTCCTTACCATATTGCCTATATTGATGGAAATGGGAGCAGTTTTACTAAAGAAACGCAGTATACTAGCAATAGATCGCACGTTATTACGGTAAAAGCTGGTTATATGGTGCCAGATAGGGCAATTTTAGTCGGATTTTACGAATTTTTGGACAAATCAGTGCAATATGTACCTGCAGACGTTGATCAAAACGCTCCAGACACATATAATCTACTTGTGCCACCTGTTATTGATGTGACCATTACGAATGGTATTTTGACTGGTGTTACATTAGTAGATGGTGGGTCTGGATGGAACCAATACGGTAGAGAACCAGATCTTATAGTACCTCCACCCTATGCTGTTAGTGGAACACAGGCAGAACTTAAGCCAGCATGGACTAATGGAGTGCTTACTGCAGTCAAGGTTAGTCGTGGAGGGTCTGGATATACTCAAACACCTCTACCACGACCATATGTGCAGAACATTTATAAGGAAGAGATTGATAGAATACAGAATGCAGCGTATAGAGATACTGATGTTAGTGATTTTCAGAACATTCTTAACTCAATACCTGGTGGAACGGATACCGAGATGCTTAATAAGGTAGCAGATTGTTGGTTACGGCACCCTAGAGAACAAGCCGAGGTCAATTATGCACCAAGAATCACTCTAAAACAAGACCCAGATCTGAATAGAGTGCAAAAAGTACCTCAATATCACTATAAGAGTACAACTATGGAGGAATTTGACGCAAGATTCGCAGTTAATTACTCATTAGTGCATGTAGGTGACATATATCCCGCCTGGTTTGGTGATGTATTGGTGCATGAAAAGGATCGTAACAAAGAAATGCGGTTACAAGACATAGAAGATATAACACAAGCGTCAGTTCCTGCGTATGCTGTTAACCGTGAACGCATGGTTACCACTGTACAAGGGCGTTTTAGCGGTTTACCTCATGCTTCTAACTACACTAAATACCATATGCGTCAATATAGAGCTGATGCAACCAAGAAAGTAGACATTAATGTCGCATTATCATGCACACCTGTTAATACTGGGTGTGGACATATAGGATGTAGTGCTCCTAATACAGGTAATGTTGATAATACTAGCGGAAATACCGTTACTACATACACTATGTCACCGCTTCTTGGATCTGGATGTCAAACATGGAATGCTACTGGAACGCTACCTATGTACAATTCTTTGACAAAATCTGCTAATGTCTGGAAGGACGCAATTACAGAGTACGGCAATCCATTTAATACGGGAGAATATCTACCATGACTACTCAATCTATAGCAACATATAATGGAAGTTGTACTGGACACGGTACTTCTTTACCTTCAATACATCATCCTGGGTTTGGTGGAGGCACTCTTTCTAATTGTCCTCATTCTCCTACGGATAGTAGTATTGTTGCAAAGACAGTTGATGAGATGGATCCTACAACTTGGTGGCCACCAGAAAGACAGTTACCTGATTCATCTACCCAGGTGACAAATGTAGTAATTAATGGTAAAATACCAATACTAGATGGTGATGAGTTAATACCTCATTCCACACCTACTATGCATACTACTAAGTCTGCAAATGAGGATTGCACTAATACAGAGCAAACCCCAGCTTATCATTGCGTTATAGGTACTGCAGCAGGTCGTGAACCAGCTACAGGACACAAACGTAAAGCATATGCCACATCAAAGTCCGTTAGAATTAACGGTAAGTACGTGGCAAGAGTAGGTGACCCTTTGGGTAACGGAACTACTGAATATCCCTGTAAGTCTGTAATTGCAGGTAGTAGTGCAAATGTATACATTGGAATTTAATTATGGCAAAAGCAAGCGGTGCATGGAATGATTCGGGTGATTACATCCCATCAAAACCTAAGAAAACCCGTCAAGGTAAGTCTCAAAACACTAAAGTAAGTGCTACTTCCCGTAACGTTAAAGCGAAGAAGTATAGAGGTCAAGGACGTTAATGGAAACAAACCCTCAACCTTACGAATACATAGACACTGCTAGGAGAACTCCTACGGATTGGGAGTTTGTTACCGCAGTAACACCTCCTGTAGGAGGATGGTTAGAGGTTGATTTACAACCTCACCAAGTTGACCACATTTGGAAGTGTATTGAACAGAAAGGAACAACTCACACTAGAACTTTAGTAGGTCATATAGATAACAGTTACAAATTAGAGGATATTGATAATATCTTTTGGGATACTACATTATATCCATTATGTAATAAATTTGCTGATACTTACGACAATATGGGTCGTCATGTACCTGTTGAGGGGAAACATCCATATTATTTGAATAATTGGTGGGTAAATTACCAAAAACAACATGAATTCAATCCTGTACACAACCATGCTGGTGTTTATAGTTTTGTTGCTTGGTTAAAGATTCCCACAGATTCAACAGAACAGAATAATCTTCCTATTGGACAGAATAGAAATGGTAATGTAATATCTGACTTTGAATTCGTTTTTACGGATATGGCAGGTAAGGTTCAGGGATATCTTTATAAAATGGATAAGTCCCGTGAAAATACACTATTACTATTCCCATCTGGTTTAAAACATACGGTATATCCATTTTATAATTGTCCTGATGATAGAATTAGTATATCTGGAAACATATTTCTTGATACTAAAACGGATTTCTATGAGACTCCTCCCATTTTAGGAAGTATTAGTCATAGAGAGCCTGAACTTGAAGAATATAGAACGACAGATCTCAATCGTGTTGTTGATTTCAATGGTGAACAGCAAGTACAATTTAAACGAGAGATACATGGAAAAGTACCTTCTGGTAGAGATATATCTCAGTGTATAACATATGCACATGAGGTTGAGATTAAAGGTAAAGAACCAAAGGAAGTTACACCTATAGTTTCCTCATTTCAACCAAAAATGTCATATAGTTCAAAGGCATTTGCTCATACTGATGAAATAAGCATTGAACAACCAGATTTTGATAAGTATTTTAGCCCTGATAAAGACCGTAGAGGAAACACCCCATTAGGAGGAGGGAAGAAAGAAATGCCACTTAACTATGAACCATTCCTTGATGAATGGGAATATCCATTTTGGGCAAGAGATAATAAAGGAATGATGGAGTGGATTGATAACGAACCATTATTTGAATTTAGACCACAAGCGTGTAAAGCTCATATGACTCGTTGGGATGCACACGTTCAATGTCCTGAAGTGGAGAAGTTGTGGAATTGGATGCGTTTAGTCCTATTTCCTGAAAATTACCATAGTGCAGTTAATGGACTGTATCCAGTTAATGCGGAGATCTGGGGTGTTAGATATGATAAAGGTACAAGAATTGATTGGCATAATCATAGAACTTCTACACGTTCCTTTGCATATTACATTAATTGCCCAGAAGGTAGTCCACCACTGATGTTTAAAGATGATAATGTAGAAATTGAACCAGCTGAAGGTAAATTGATTCTATTTGATGGCAGAATGAGTCATAAAGTACCAGAAACACCTGTTGATGGTAGATACGTTCTTTCAGGTAATTTATTTTTTGAATAATTATGACAACACTACAAGAAGGTCCATTTTCCTTACAATTGAAGATGGGTACAAAAAAGGCTCACACTATGGCAGAGAATACTACCTTTGTCAAACAATTTCTTAAGGGAGTTGTTAATGAGAGTAACTATCGTCAATTAATTGCTAATTTTTACTTTGTGTATCAGACTATGGAGTCTGAGATGGAAAGGCTTAAAGATGATCCATATGTTGGACCTATTAGATTAAACGGTTTGGCAAGAAAGGATGCGTTAGTTGCGGATTGTAAGTATTTTTGGGGTGATAATTGGGAAGAGCAAATATCACCCACGGAAGCGACTCAACAGTATGTAAATCGCATTAAAGAAGTAGCAAACGACAATCCTAAACTACTAATAGCACATCATTATACAAGATACATGGGAGATCTGTCTGGTGGTGTTATTCTTGGTGGTATTGCTAAAAATGCTCTAGGTCTACTTGATAGAGGTCTAGACTTCTATGAATTCCCTGAGATTCTTGATAAGAAGATGTTTAAGCAATCATATCGTAGTGTTTTGGATAATATGATTGATGTTGACCAAGGAGATGTTAATGCTATAGTAGTAGAAGCAAATTATGCATTTAGGTTGAATATGTACATGTTTGAGGAGATACAGGGTGAAGCGAGTGTATCATTCAGGAAATTAGTTCTTAGTGCTATTAAAGGGTTTATTGAAGAGATGACATACGCTAAAAGGTATCGTTGATGCCTGATGTAAATCCAGCTCATGTAAGTGATAGGTTTATCATCAATAATGATGATGTAATCCAAAATCTATACCCAACACCCATCTATTCCGCTAAGGTGAGTAATTTTGATGATATTCAAGAGGAAATGTTCGGTGCTTTGAAAAAGACTGAATTTGAAATGAATCCTTGTTGGTCTAGTCATTATTTGTCTGATATATTCTTTAAATTGAATGTAGTCAAAGAACATCAAATGGATGTATTTGTTCAAGAACTATCCAAACATATCGTAAACTATTGTCAATATTTAAATTATAATGGAAATTGTTCAGTTGCAGAATCTTGGTTTTCATTATTTAAAAAAGGTAATTACGGACATATACATCATCATGGAGGTACAGATATATCGGGTGTTTATTATATTAAGACCAATGGAGAGGATGGAAATCTATTCTTTGAAACTCCAAACCCCCATTTAGGTACATCTAAGTTATTTTCTAGTTTAACCCCTCGTCATGAGTATAAACCCGAAGAAGGGAACATAATGTTATTTCCTGGATGGTTGATGCATGGTATTCAGACTAATACAACTGATAATGAAAGAATAAGTCTCTCATTTAATATTTCTTTTGAAAGGACTGTTATCCACGATAAATAACAATAGGGTATCTCCTATTGTTAAAGATAATGGCACTAAAACCGATTAGTAGTAAAGATCTAGCACAATCTAGGTCATTTAATGATATTGGTATGGCTTTCGGTAAGAATCCATTCACTGATGACATATCTGTTGTCAAGAATGATAATGCTATAAAACAGTCTATCAGAAATCTGGTAATGACTGCACCAGGTGAAAAATTATTTCAACCTACTATAGGTTGTCAAGTATATGCTATGCTATTTGAACCTTTAGATGCATTTAGTGTAGACGCAATTAAGAGTGAGATAATAAATACCATTAACCAACATGAGAGTAGAGTACAACTTAGAGATGTTAATGCTGTTCCGTTTAAAGGAAATAATAAACTGTCAGTAACGATATCATACCAAGTAGTAGGCATACCTATTGTTGAAGAAGTTAAATTTGTTTTACAAAGAGCTGGATAATGCAACCGAATAATCTGACAGCATTAGATTTTGATGATATTAAATCATCTATCAAAACTTATTTGAGAACTCGAAATGAGTTTTCTGATTATGATTTTGAAGGGTCAGGATTGTCCTATCTTATCGATACTTTAGCATATAACACTTATTATAGTGCATTCAATGCTAATATGTCCATGAATGAGGCATTTCTTCCTTCTGCGACATTGCGAGATAACATTGTTAATGTTGCAAAGCTTTTAAATTATGTCCCAAGGTCAATTACATGCTCTAAGGCATGTTTGAAATTGCATGTTCAAACCTCCCAGACAAATGGTGCTTATCCTAGTAGTATAACGCTCTCTAAGGGGCCTGTAGCTAGTGGGGGTAACTTTATATGGAATATCCTTTCCGACACTACTGTAGAGGTTAATACGACCTCTGGTATTGCTGAATTTGATAATCTTATGATTAATGAAGGAACTATTGTAGACTTTGAGTATACTGTGAGTAGTTTTGAGAATCAAAATTACATAGTTCCTGCTGAAGATGCAGATATAAACACTCTAGTAGTAACCGTTAAACCAAACGAAGCATCTACTACATCAGATCTGTATAACTTAGTTGATACTGTTACTAATTTGACTGCTGCAACTAGGGTTTACTTTATTTCTGAAGGAGAAGATCAAAGATATGAGATAAGGTTTGGTGACGATAGTGTTGGTAGAAAACTTAATGATGGTGAAATTATCGGTCTAGAGTATTTGGTTACTTCTGGTTCTGAAGCAAATGAAGTTCAAAAGTTTACTTTTATCGGTTCTCTTACTGATAGTCTTGGAATTAAACCACCAAACGGAAATGTTACTCTAGCAACAAAAGAAAAGTCACAACAGGGGTCTGCCTCCGAGTCTGTAGAGTCTATCAAGTATATGGCTCCCAGATACTATTCTTCCCAATATAGAGCAGTTACAGCACAGGATTATGCTGTAATTACTAAGAAGATCTATTCTAATGCAGATTCAGTTATTGCATATGGTGGTGATTCATTAAACCCTCCAATCTACGGCAAGGTTTATATTGCTATTAAAACTAAGACAGGTTCTTCCCTGAATGATGCTACTAAGAAAAGTATTGCTGCAGATCTTAGAAGTTATGCAATGGCATCTATTGACCCTGTAGTTATTGACCCAGACCAACTTTACATCTATCCTAAAGTATTTGCTTTATATGATACTGGGGTAACTAGTAATACTTCCGAAATTAAGACCAATATACAGACTTCTGTTAATGATTGGGCAACTCAAACTCAAATTAATAACTTTAACTCAACATTTAGGAATCAGCAGTTCCAGAAAGCAATTACCTTATCTAATAAGGCAATTAGTGATGTTTCTGTACAAACTTCACTTTTGAAGTATATCAAACCTCAAACCAATCAAACTAATACTTATTGCATATCAACAGGTTCAACCTTATATGATAGTGCTCCAAGTAACGTTGATACCGACACTACTGGTTGTAAAAAAGAACCAGTGATACTATCTGGTAACTTTAGAACAGCAGATAGACCTGGTGTTGATCAACAATTTGAAGATGATGGTTTTGGTAAGTTAAGAACCTTCTATAACACTGGAAATAAGAAGGTATATACCAATACTTCCGCAGGTTCTATAAATTATGAGACTGGTGATATTTGTATAGGACCGATTAATATAGTAGGAGCTGGAGATAATGTTCCATCATCTACTAATTTAAATCTTTCGGATGCTATTACTGGCACAGGTAGTGTAATCGACACTACACTATTACCAACAGATTTGCAGTTACCAACTCTGTTTATACCCTCTAACAGTTCTACTATTCCAGCATCTACTCCTGGAACAATAATTAATGTTATAAATCCTGAAGTCACAGTAAGTCCAGTTGGTACAACACCACCTCCTACTGTACCTCTAAATAGTTTGACACCAAAGGTCTTTAACCAAGCACCAACCTTAGTTGAAGTATCGACAATAGGTAATACAGGTTCTCTCACTTCTAGTTGTTTCTAACTTAGATGGCAAATATCAATAAAGTATCCCAGTCAGTCAAGTCACTGACTCCAGCGTTTATCGAGGATGAGTATCCTCTCTTTAATAAATTCATTGAATTTTATTATAGATCTCAGGAAAAAACTGGTCTAGGACAAAATATTTTAAATAATTTCCTTCAATATCTAGATATTGATAAACTGGATATAGGAATACTTGATGGTGCAACGAAGATAGTAGAACCTCTTGGATTGACTGATGATACGATAGTAGTAGAGACTGTAGACCCATTTTTAGAGAGCGATGGATCTATATTGATTGGTGATGAAGTAATTTACTATGAATCCACAAGCCATTCACCCCATATTGCTTTAAGTCCAGGTATTTCATACGAACAGGTTAAATTAAAGTGGTTGGGTCTTGCAAATCCTATAACATTATTTGATGGATCTCGTACAAGTTTTCCGTTAACTTCTCAGAATAATCCTGTAGCTCCACCTTCTGCACAACATTTAATTGTGCAGTCTTATGGTGAAGTTTTAGTTCCTAATATCGATTATACTGTAGATGGTACTGATGTAATCTTTACATCTGCCCCTAGAACAAAACTCGATGCTGATGGTGCAGATTTAACCTTCATTACATACTTGAGTGGTTTTGTTGAGAGTAATATTGTTCCAATTGATAATATATCAAATAGTTTTGGTGAAGGTAAGCGTCAATTCACTATAACAAGAGATGGTATTCCATACGAACCTGTTATAGATGAGTATATTTTAGCAGTATACGATAACGAGCTTCTTATCCCATGTCAGGATTTCTTCCTTGATGGAGACCAGTTTATATTTAAGAATGCACCTCTAAATGGTAGATTCTTATCTCTTTACTCAGTTGAAGCTCCAGTTCCATCTTTCGGTTCAGGTGCTGTAGGATATGCACGTGTTAATGGTCTAGGAAGAGTAAATGGGATATCTATAACCAATAACGGTAAAGATTATAGGTTTGAATATCCACCAAAAGTTTCTATCGGACAAGATAGGATAACAACTGGTACTGGTGCTGCTGCTACAGCATTAGTTAATGGTACTAAGAGTGTATCTCTTCTTGATGGAGGATATGGATATAGTGATACAAACCCACCCATAGTTACTGTACAAGCACCTACAAAACCAGGTTCTACAACAGCAAAGATAAAGGCAACTGTTACAAATGGTGCTGTAAGTGACTTAGAAATACTTAATTCTGGTAGTGGGTATACATTCACACCTAGACTTACTTTTACCCAGCCTGGAGGCGGTCAAATTGCTCCTCCAACGATATCTAATGGTTCTATTAGTGGTGGTATTACTGTAAGTAATGGTGGTATTGGATATACAACTGTTCCTATCATCTATATTGATGAACCTACTGAAGAAGATGGTATTAGAGCATCATTACAGGCAGTTCTAACTGATGGTGTGCTTACTAGTGTAAATGTATTAAATGCTGGTCAAGGATATACTGGAACTCCTAGAGTTGCTGTTATAGATCCAACAGGAGCACAGATCCTTCAAACACAAGTTGATGGTGATGGAAGAGTAACTAATATTGAACTTTTGAGTGGTGGTAGTGGATATCAAGATGTTCCGTCTGTTTATATTGTTGACGAAAGACTAGATGGTCAAGGAAATTATGCTGGTGGTACTAATGCTACTGCTGTTGCATCTATTTTCAATGGTCAGATTATTGATATTAATATAACTAATTTTGGTTCTGGGTATAGTGCAACTGAACCTCCAACTATCTTTATTCAACAACCACCTTCGGCAGAAGCTTCTGCTACAGTTGGACTTAATGAAGTTACTGGATTTACAGTAAATCAGGAAGGTGCTGGATATAGTAAAGCAAAATTTGTAGGATGTGCTAGAGCAGCAAGTGGAATTAAAGAATATTCAGAAGATGGTAATGCAGTATTCTCAGGAGATACTGTAGCTGCTGCAGCTTCTACAAATACTACTGTTAAATGTTTAGATGCTCTATTCATTAAAAGATTACTCGATAAGTATACAGAACAGTTCTTACCTGATGTACCTAGTCTAGATTATACTCAAATAGACGTTAGAACTTCAATTAAGACTATTAAGGACTTTTATTCATCTAAAGGTACTTCTTATAGTATTGCATACCTCTTTAAGTTACTATATGGTGAAACCGTAAGTATTTCATATCCAAAAGACCAAATAATTAAGCCTTCTGCTGCTACTTGGTCTATTGATACAATTCTTCGGGCAACTTTAGTTAGTGGTGATTCTCGTAATATAAAAGATGCTTTATTAATACAAGATAGGGATATAGCAGATAGTAA